CTGCGAGATGGAGCTATAAAATTAAATTCCGTCATCGATGAGTTATATACCAATCTTGGTAATGACACTAACTTACAGATAAACGTCGGGTCTCCCAGTACTGGACAATTCCTAAAATGGAATGGGTCTCAGTTTGCTGAGGGGTCATTGGATACATTAACAGCAGACCTTGATGTAGGTACTTCAAAAATCATATCATCTTCTAATGGTGATATAACTTTAATGCCGAATGGGACAGGAGATGTTAAATTCTGGGCTGGTGGCACAGGTGCTGCATTAACATATATTGATGGTGCTGATGGTAAATTAAAATATAGCAATCATTTTGATACAGCAGGAGATTTACCTGAGAACGTTGCACATCATGGTATGTTTGCATATGTTTCTGGCGATACTAAAGCAAGATTCGCAACAGCAGCTGGATGGATTAATATTATAAGTGAGAGTAGCAGTATAGGTTTACTTAGCGATGTAGACATGACTGTAGGTGGTGGTGCATCTGATGGTCAAGTATTGAAATGGGATGGCACTAACAACTACTGGTATCCTGCTAATGACGAAACTGGTGGCGGTGGTGGTGGAGGAACTACACAGAATTTATTTGAAACTGTAAACGCAGATAGTGGCTCAACCGTAGCATCTGCTGCAACTGATACTTTAACTATTGCGGGTGGTGCAAACATCTCTACTTCAATAGCTGGTGACACAGTTACCATTGCTATGACAGGGACTTTAGGTGCTCCTGACCAAAACGTGTTTACTGTCATCGGAACAGATAATAATAGTAAGACTGCAAGTAGTGCAACTACTACACTTAATTTTGTAGGTGGCACAGGTATATCAACAGATGTTGCAGGAGATAACCTAACAATTACAAACGATTCACCTAACGTAGTACAAAACGTATTACAAAGTTTAGCTGGTGATAGTGGGTCATACACTGCAAATGCCAGTGATAGCACTGTTACTATAGCTGGTGGAAATGGTATTACAACTGCTCTATCTTCTACTACATTGACAATAACATCTGCTCTATTCATGAAGAGTGGACAAAATACTAATGAAAATGGAAACCTTATCTTTAGTGATAACGGTGGTTTTGAAAGGACTGTATCTCCTACATTAGGATGGAATATTAGTGGTAGCACAAGTAATGGATATTCATTTGACGGACCTGGTGTGTCAGGCAGCACTTGGAATCCAACTTTATATTTACATAGAGGATTTACTTATAGATTTAATAATCAATCAGGTGCATCACACCCATTTAAACTTAGAGTATCAGCAGGAGGATCTGCTGTAACTGATGGTGTAAGTGGTAGTGACGAAGGAGTCCAGTTTTATACAATTCCTATGTCATTAGCAGCAGGCACTACTTACAAGTATCAATGTGGTATTCCTTCACACGCAGCAATGATAGGTGACTTAGTAATCGTATGACACGTACAGTTCCTGGTACTGGTGCACAAATCGTCCCGATGTTTAACAGCGTCTACGGTGTTAGAGAAGTGTACGTTACTGCCAGTGGAAGTGGATACGATGCAAATGACCCTCCTAGACTTCGCATAGGAAACTGTGGCACACCTATTAGAGAGGCAGTGCTGAGACCAGTCATAGCAGGAGTTGCAGGAGAAATTATAGCAGTAGAGGTATTAGACCCAGGTGAGGGATATGACCCTTTACGTTTAAAAATTGAAGATGAAAACTCTAATGGTCATGCTGTTGGTAATGTTTTTCTTAAGGATGATGGTGGTATAGATTACGTCCAGATGACTGGATTTGGTGATGGTTATTTTAATGCTAGTGCTGTTATAGAAGGTGGTGGAGGTTCTGGGTCAGAGTTAGTTCCTATCACAGGACTACTAACAGGTTTATCAATTCAACAGCAAGGTAGAAATTATACTGAAGAAGATGTCAATATTATTATATCTGGTGGTGGAGGACAGGGTGCAACTGGTGTTGCTGCCGTAAATCAGTTTGGTGAAGTATCTTCTATATCTCTTACTAATGTTGGAGAATTCTTTGAGACTCCACCTCTCATACAAATTATAGGTGGTGGTGGAAGTGGTGCATCTGCTGCAGCATTTATTGACTTAGGTGTTATCACATCAATCGACCTTATATCAGGTGGTGGTGGATATCAAGGTACACCAAGCGTTATCTTCACAAGAGATACCGACCTGATCCGTACTGCAAGAAATCGTCAATCATTAAACAGTGTACTATACAATCTGTCTGGTATACTTACAAACGTTGACTCGAATGACACAACAGTCCACATAGAAACTACTGACCCATATCCAGGATCAGGTAAGTTTTTAGTTGGAAGAGAAGTTGTTAGGTATACAGGTAAAACTGCTACATCTTTCACTGGTTGTGATAGAGGTGTTAATTTCCGTTTTGACCAGAAAGTTATATTGGATAACTTACAAGATGATGCAGGGACAGGTATCACACAATATCAATTCTCTGTTACTGATAAGGTAAGACGTGTTGTTGAATCATCTAATAACCGAGTTGCTATTGTATATGATTGGGATCCTATCCAAAGAGCACTTTATCTGACATTCCAAGTTGATGAATTAGCATTCATCGATGGTGGTAGGTCTGGTGAAAAGTCTAAAATCATAGCATTTGTTGGAGGTACATCAGGGTCTAGTGGCACAGGTGTTGCTCCACATGTATTATTGGAATTAGAAGGAAATGACATAGTTACATTTACCAGTCCTTTAGGTCTAATTCTTAATAGAGTATTTGAAGATAATGATGAATTGAGTGGAGCTGGTGATGGAATTATTGACCTTGTTAACACATCTACTGAATATGAAAACCAAATAAATTTAGATGGTGGCATCGCCTCGTCTAAATATGGTATTGAGGAAACTTTAGGTGGACAGAATACTACTCTATTCCAAGTAGGTGACCAGATATATGATGGTAATGCAACTCCTCTGACTGCAACTGTGCAGACTGCGGGTGCTTTAGGTGACGGTGATGCTCATACATCTACTGCAACTATAGTAATAACATATAATACTACTACTCTGTTTAACATACCAGAAGTAGTAGAAGGACTAACCTCTGGATTGACTGCAACAACAACCAGTCGAGTAACAGGTCCTAAATCAGGTCAATTTACATTAACAGTTGAAAATATTGTAGATAATGACCCAACTTATAAGTTCACAGTCGGTGAAATCTTGAGAGGAAACTCCTCAGGAGCGCAAGCCGACATCATTTCTGTTGAATATACAACGTTTATCAGAAATGAAGATGACTAACCCCTATAAATATAAAGAAGGCAATCGCTAGACATGGCACTATTAACCGACCAATTTAGAATCTTTACTGCCGAGCGTTTCAGAAGTGCACTTGAGGGTCCTGACCCAACACAGTCCGACCTCTTAGCTGGAGCTGACCGTGACCGTTTGTACGTATTCATTGGTCGTCCTCAGTCATGGGATAACGAAAATGCACCACCTGACCCAGTAGATTCATTCCAAGAGTTTTCAGACGACTACTCTGACATGATATCCCTTAAGAGGGTATTAGCAAATGATACCATACAGGTTATCAGAAGGACTGACTGGATTCCCCCAGAGCAAACTACTGGTGGATTGGGTTATGTGTATGACATGTATAGACATGACTATAGTGCTACAAAGACTGCATCTTCTGGTGCAACTAAATTATATGATGCAGATTTCTATGTTGTAAACTCAAGTTATCAAGTATATAAGTGCATCTATAACGGTACATCACCTAGTGACCCTAACGGAAAACCCTCAACTGTTGAGCCTACAGGTACTTCAACTTCTATCATCACAACTGCTGATGGTTATCGTTGGAAGTATATGTATACTATTCCAGTTGGACAAGTGTTGAAATTCTTCTCTAATGAATATATGCCAGTGCTGTCTGATACAGCAGTTGTAGCAGATGCTATTGGTGGAGAGATTGATACTGTTATTATCGGGTCATCTGGTAGTGGATATAATAATGGTACTTACGAAAACGTCCCTATCAAGGGAGACGGTATTGGTGGTCGTGTATCACTTGTAGTTGATGGTGGTAGAATTGTTTCTGCTACTGTAACATCTGGTGGTAGTGGATACACATTCGGTAAAGTAATTATCGATGAAGTTAATGGTATTGGAGCAGGTACAGGAACAGGCGGTAGTGTCGAAGTTGTTATACCCCCAGTAAAAGGACATGGAGCAGACCCACAAACTGAGTTGGGTGGATTCCGAGTCATGATTAACACCAAGTTTACCTACGCTGAAGGTAGTGGTGACTTCCCAACTGATAACGACTATCGTCGTATTGGTTTGGTTATCAACCCTAATAAGTATGGCACACAGGAATTAACCTCTGACCTTACTTTATCAGCAACAAAGGCAGTTATCTTTTCACCAACCTTCACAGGTAACTTCCAAACTGATGAGATTGTCACACAATCAAGGACTATAGGTGGTCAACAAGTGACTGCTAGAGGTCGTGTAATATCATGGAATAACACAACTAAAGTGCTTAAATACTATCAGAATAGGATTGACGGTGTATTCCCAGAATTCACTGGAAACCTAATTGAGTTTGAAGGTGGTAACCCTGTTGTTGGTGCAACATCTGGTGCATCTGCAGACCCTGATATCAACTTCCCGATTGTATCAGGTGCTAGTACTAGAATCATAAACAACACTGAATATGATTTGGGTATGGCATTTACTAACGGTTATGCAAAACCCGAAGTTGAGCCTAACTCTGGTGACGTTATCTACATAGATAACAGAGGAGCAATTACTCGTGCGGGTGACCAAATCGAGGATATTAAAATCGTAATCGAGTTCTAAGATGCCACAGAATACTAATCTGAATATTTCTCCTTATTTCGACGATTTCGATAAGGACAACAATTTTTATAGAGTCCTCTTCCGCCCTGGATATCCAATCCAAGCAAGAGAATTGACTACTATGCAGTCAATTCTGCAGAATCAAATGGAGTCCATCGGTCAGCACTTCTTTAAAGAAGGTGCGATGGTTATCCCAGGTCAGGTAGGATATGACCTTCAAGTGCAAGCAATTATATTGCAGCAGTCTTTCTTAGGTGTAGATGTTGAGACATATAGGACACAGTTAAATGGACAAATAATTGAGGGTATCACCACTGGCATCAAGGCGAAAGTCCTCTATTCAATTCCATCAACTGAGTCCACTCGTGGATACGTTACCTTATATGTTAAGTATGTTGAGTCTGGAGATACAACATCTGGCACTGGTATTAAAAAATTCCAACCAAATGAGCAGTTATTAGCAGAGAGTGAGATAACTTTTGGCACAACTTTGATTGAAGTTGGGTCACCTTTTGGACAGTTGTTACCTGTAGATGCAACTGCTCTAGCAGCAACTGCATACATTAATGCGGGTGTATATTTTATTAGAGGTCATTTTGTAGACATTCCATCTTCATATTTAATTCTTGACCAGTATACAAACACTCCATCATATCGTGTTGGATTAGAAGTCAGTGAGTCTATTGTAACTCCAGAAGACGACCCTAGTCTAAATGATAACGCTGCAGGTACGTCTAACTATTCTGCCCCAGGTGGTCATAGATTTAGAATTAAAACAAGTCTTGTCAAGAAGGCAATAAACGATACTACAGATAAAAACTTTATTGAATTATTACGTCTTAATAATTCTAAAGTAGAAGAATTTGTTACTGCTACTGCATACTCTGAATTAGAGAAATCATTAGCACGTAGGACATACGAAGAGTCTGGTGACTATGTAATTGATACATTTACTATTACTCCTAGAGAAAATTTAGACGACGGTTTCAATAACGGTGTATACCGCCCAGGAGAAACATCTGCAGATGGTAACTTAGCATCAGATGATTTAATGTCATTTGAGGTGTCCCCAGGTCGTGCATATGTTAAAGGTTATAGGACTGAGTTTTTAGTCCCAGAATTTGTAGATGCACCTAAACCTAGAGATTTTGAATGTGTGCAGAATGGTATCATATCATTCCGTCTAGGTCAATTCATGAAGGTCTATGATGTGTATGGATGGCCTGACCTAACTGGTGAAGGTGTTACATCTGCATATCAAACATTAGAAATATATGACGATTGGACTCTAAACACATCTAACAGTGTTGTTGGAAGACAGATTGGTAGATGTCGCACAATCCAATTACAAGAAGACCAAACAGGTATCTACGATATGTGGATATTTGATGCACAAATGTGGACAGGTATTAACTTTGCTGCAGGAAACAATGCAGTAGTTGTTGGTGATGTATTAAGAGGTAGGACATCTAATGCTAGAGGTTTCGTTGCTGATGCAGGAAGTGGCACACATTGCTATGTTGAGCAAGTATCAGGAGACTTCATTAATGGAGAAGTTATTGAAAGAGATGGTCGTGTCATAGGTACATTAGAAGCAGCACACACATTTAACTTAACTGATGGTAGGTCAGTTAGAGGTAGAAACTCTGGTAACGCAATTATATTTGGTGCAAATTTACTTCTTAATGACCAACAAATTATTGAAGCAGTTAGCGTTACTATTGACCAAGCAGGAAATACAAATATTGTAGGTAACAACACTAAGATGGAGAATGACCTCCGCCCAGGTGATGTTGTTACACCTGTAAACTCTGACTCAGAGGGTAATAGGACTCTAAGAATTGCAAGAGTAGATACATCTAGTGGTATTAATACAGTATCAACAAATGCTGCTACAGGACAGTCAAGTTATATCTTTAACTATCAAACACAGACTGCATTACTAGAAACAGGATTAACTAAGGGTAGTATTACTGATGGAGACTATACTAATCTTCTAAGAATGCGTCCTTTCGTATTCCAGAAAGACTATCAGAATGGTGAGATGACGATTGACGCTCCTCGCACATCAATGAAGTCTATTACTGATGAATCATTCTTTGTCTTTAGGACATTTAATAATAAGACAGTTGTATCTGGTGGTGTTACTGTATCTCTACCAGAATCAGAGCAGTTTGCAACATTAGATAATGAAAATTATTTCTTAACAGTATTAGCAGAATCAGGGTCAGCATTTTCCATTGGTGATAACCTTGACATCGATGCGTTAAATGATGCAGGTACATTGACAGTAACATTTGGTGCTGACAGACAGTCAGTTACTATTGATGGATTGGCAAATGTATCTACTGTTAAATTAACTGCGTTGGTATCTAAGAATATTGTTACCAAGAAGATTAAGACTGCTGCAAAAATGCGTGCGATGAAAGTTATCCGCACACGTAATCAGCAAGACCAACAGAGATATGGTTTAGCATATGGTAACTTATACGGTTCTCGTATTGAAGATGAAGAGATATCATTTGCACTGAATGACGTTTATAAAATTCAAGCAGTATATGAATCAGAGAATGATGCTGATGCTACAGCACCTTATCTTGTATTAACAGAATCTAGATTCTTTGATAATGGTAGTGTTGTTGTAGGTAAGACATCTGGTGCTCGTGGTAGAGTTATTCAGTTTATCAACTCCACATTAAGACTATACTTTGTTGCTCTTAATGAAATTCCATTCATCCCAGGTGAAACTATCGATGGTGTTGATGATGATTCTGTCCCATTGAGCGGTATTATTGATGACGCAGAAGGGTCTGTAACTCAAGGTAGTAAAGTTGTTACAAGTCAATTTGAATTAGACCCAGGTCAGAAAGCACATTATTATGATGTGTCTAAGATGACTAGACTTCCACAGTTTACTCCACCTATTAGAAAGATTCTTGTTATCTTTGACTACTTCGTCCATGAATCATCAGGTGATTATTTCAGTAACCAATCATATACTGGTATTACCTTCAAAGAGATTCCTAAATACAAACTGGATGGTTCTATTAATTTCTTAAGAGACCAAATTGACTTCCGCCCAGGTGTAGGTGAATTAGCATCTGGTAGTGGTCTTATCACTGCACCTTATTATGTAAACTGTGCATCCTTAGATTTTGCAGCAAGGACTTTTGATACCAGTGGTGGTGCAGGAGGGTCAACTATATTTGACGTCCCTAAGATTAATAGTGAGTTTAGATGTGATTACTGTTACTACTTACCTAGAGCAGATAAGTTATTCCTAACACATGATAATCAATTAAAAGTTGTTAAAGGTGTATCTTCGGAAGACCTTCCACCCCCTGACAACATTGATAATGCTATGTTGTTAGCACAGATTGAATATCGCCCTTACACCTATGATGTAGAAAGAGACATTTTAATCAACCCAGAGATTATTCGTCGTTATACGATGAAGGATATTGGTGACATTGAAACAAGATTGTCACATGTTGAGTACTATACGTCTCTGACTATGCTAGAATCACAAGCAGAGAACACTAAATCTTATGACGATAATGGATTTGATAGACTTAAGAATGGATACATTGTTGATGACTTTACAGACCACACTATTGGTGACGTCCTTAATGTTGACTATAAATGCAGCATGGACTTTAGCCAAGGTCATTTACGTCCTTCTCATTATACAACCAATGTCCCGCTCCAATTAAACTTAGCTGAGTCAACTAACATAGTTAAGACTGGTGGTAACATGATTATGTTGCCATACACAGACACCTCTATTGTTGTGCAACCATATGCATCAAGGACAGAGAATGTAAACCCATTTAACGTGTTTACTTTCATTGGTCGTATTGACCTAACTCCTGCATCTGATGACTGGATTGATATTGAAAGACTTCCTGCTCGTGTTGAAAACGTAGAAGGTGACTTCTCTGCTGTAGCAAGAGATTTACAGGTTGACCAAAACGGTTTTGCTCCTATTCAATGGGGTGGTTGGAGAACTAACTGGACTGGTGAATCACTAATTTCTAGCTCTAGATTTAGAAACAGGTCTGGTAGTTTTGCAGCTGGTGGACGTAGACTTGGTAGATTAGGTCACGGACAAGGAAGACAACCATTATTTGTCCACGAAAGAAGGACATGGAGAGTTGTTAATAACCAAGCAAGACAAGGTATTAGGACACGTATTATACCTAAGATTGATAGAAAATCACTTGGTGATACTGTATTATCACAATCAGTAGTACCTTGGATTCGCTCAAGAAATATTGGATTCAACGTTGACAGACTAAAACCACGTACAAGAATGTATGCATTCTTTGATGGAGTTGAAGTTACTGGTTACATGATTCCTAAAGTTATAGAGATTACTAAGTCATCTACATCTGACCCTAATACAAACGAAACTCCTTTCGTTGTTGGTGAGACAGTTATTGGCTCAACATCTAAATGTCAATTAAAAGTTGCTGCAGCAAATGATGGTCTTAAGACTGACCCTTACGGTGTTGGACAAGCAACATTAGCAGAATCATATGCATCACAAACACCTTTCTTAAATATTGATATCACTGCAATGGCAGAAAGTGTCAATCCAAACTTCTTCGGTAACGTTAACGTTGGTGAGATATTGGTAGGACAAACATCTGGTGCACGTGCAGTTGTTAGAGACAGACGTCTATTAACAGATAACATTGGTAACCTACAAGGTGCATTGTTTATCCCATCACCTAAGAATGATTCAAACCCACGTTGGGCAACAGGTACTCGCTCAGTTAGATTTACAACATCTCCTACTAACAGTAAGGCATCAGGTGATGTAGATTCTTCTGCAGATACCACATATCAGGCAACAGGTACATTGAAGACTGTTAGAGAAAATATTCTTGCTATACGTAATGCTCAAACTGTCCGTGATACAGTTAGTGATACTAGGACAGTTACAACTACTAGGACGTCTACACGTCAGATTGGTTGGTATGACCCTCTTGCACAATCATTCCTTGTTGCAGAAGAAGGTGGTGTATTCTTAAGTGGTGTTGACATATTCTTCAAGACTAAGGATAGTAATATTCCTATCTCTATGCAGATAAGGTCTATGGAGAATGGTTATCCAAGTAAAGAGATTTTACCTTTCTCTGATTGCACAGTTGACTCTGACCAAATTGAATTGTCAGATAATGCTGCAATACCATCAAGATTTACATTTAGGTCACCTGTATACATCAAGGCAGACACAGAATATTGTGTTGTGCTTCTATCAGACTCTAATGAATATCAAGTATGGATATCTAGAATGGGTGACATTGATGTGTCAGGCACAAGGACTATATCTGAGCAACCATACTCAGGTGTGTTATTCAAATCACAAAACGCATCTACATGGACTGCTGACCAGTATGAAGATTTAAAATTCACAATATATCGTGCAAACTTTACACAAACAAGTGGCACATGTATTCTTAACAATGCTGAATTAGGTAGAGGTAACAGAGGTATTCACCAACTTATTGAAAACCCAATTCAAACAATCAAACCATCACAACAGTTATTAATGCCTGCGGGTAGTAATTATAACTTTACAGTTGGTGCAAGAATAGTACAGCAACCATCAGGTGCTGCAGGTACTATTAAAGAATACGATGCAGTATCTGACCCAGAGAAAATGACATTGACAGATATCAGTGGAATATTCTCAGCTGGTTTCCTCGATACTAACGGTGACCCATTCCAAGGTTTAACTTCATCTCAGTCTACATCAACTATAGTATTATCTGCTATATTCAACGGTGTATTTGAGACAGGTGATACTGTAACTGGGTCAACATCAGGTGCGGTAGGCACAGTTGTATCTTATACAGCAGGAACAAATACTTTAATATTGAATTTCATTACTAAAGCATTTGATACGAGTGATACTCTAAACGAACCTGGTGGCACAAGTGCTACTATTACATCTATTAATTACAGTGGAGACTCATACACTGCATATCCAACTGCAGCACCATCTTATCCTTCTGATGATAAGGAAGTCCTTATCTACCACAGGAATCATGGTATGCATCAACGTACAAACAACGTTGAGATTATGGGTGTTAAGTCTGAAGTACCTCAAACAACACTTACTACTACACTTGCACAAGCAAGCACAAGTATACAGGTGCAGGATTCTTCACAATTCCACCAAATTATCGGTGGTGCTAACATAGGAAACTTAAATCCTGGGTATCTAAAAATTGGTGATGAAATTATACAATACTCTGCTATCTCAAGTAATGGTCAGGTTATAACTGTTGCAACATCAGGTAGGGGAAGTAATGGCACAGCAGATGTAGAGCATACATCGGGAGAAGTAGTAGAATGTTATAACTTAGATGGTATACCACTAACAGAAATCAATAAAGTCCACTCTAGCATTGAGTGTCCTTGGATTGATACTTACATGTTAGCAGTTGACCACGTTGCTTCTAATGGTATTCGTGGTGGTGGAGCAGAAGTATGGGGCACACAAAACGTCCAGTTTGAGTGTCTAACTCCAACAGTATCTACAATGCAACTTCCAGAAACTGAGGTTATTGCTCGTGTAAATACTACTACTGCCACTTCAGTTGGAGATGGTGGTGGTGAAGGAGGGTCATCTCCTAGAGACCAGTCTTCATTCATTAACAATGGCACATATTATGATGTCGTGTTGAATGAAGAAAACTCATTTACATCTCCTCAGATGATTGCATCTAAGGTTAATGAGCAAAACAAACTGGATGGTAACAAGTCACTAACAATGGCAATTACTTTAACGACTGAGAAGTCAACTGTATCCCCTTGTATTGACCTAGATAGAATGTCACTTATTACGACTACTAACAGAGTCAATATGTGGCCTGGTGGACCTTCACCATATGGACAACAAGGTGATATTGACAGGACTCAAGACGTGTCAACGTTACCTACAGGTGACCAAAACGACGCGGTTTATATTACTCGTCTTGCAAGATTGGGTAGTGAAGCGCGAGCAGTTAAGGTTGATTTCCAAATCACTAGACACCCACAAACGGAAGTAAGGATATATTATCGTGCTTTCAAAACAGGTGACAATGCTGACCCCAATAATGTTGGATGGTCACCGATTGGAGATCCTATCACAACCTTAAATCAAGATTATGATACAAGTCCCACAGATGAATATTTGTGGAAGGATTACGCTTACGAAAAGAAAGGATTAAGTTTCAATGCTTTCCAATTAAAAATCGTGATGCGCTCCAAAAATCAGGCACGAGTCCCACTCATAGCTGACCTTAGAGCAATCGCTCTTGCAACCTAACACGGTTGATTGTACACATAATGAATACCTATGTCAACCCCTGATAAAGACAAAGACCACATTGAGCCATTCTCATCAGACCTAATCCCTGTGAAGGGAAAGGATGGATGGTATAGAGACCCAGACTCAAACGCTGTTGTAAACTGTAACAAAACAGAGTATGATGACTACATGACAGCTTATAATAAGAGGAAACTGAAGGATGAAAAGTTTAAGACTTTACAAACTGACGTTGATGGGTTAAAATTAGGTTTGAATGAAATCAAATCACTTCTCAAACAAATTATCGTAAACGGAGAAAACAATGCCAGTTGATGTGAAAGAAACTGCTACTCAAGAAGAGTTACTAGAGCAATTTCAAACTCGCTATAACAATCTCATTTCCGAAAATCAGGAAATGGCAAAAAAGATTAAAGATAATGAAGCAACAGCTCTTAAATTACTAGGTGCTATTGAGACATTACAGTATCTCAATCCTCCTGCCCCAGAACCTACTGAGGTAGAAGAACCTGCAGAAGTGCCTGCAGCATAACAGACCTCTAGGGGTCTCTTCGTTATTGCATAAATAAGTCAGACGGACTGTCTGCAGTGCCCAAGGATCCTATAAATGGCAAATAGACTACAATTACGACGTGACGGTGCACAGCAATGGGCTAACGTCAATCCGATTCTCGCTCAGGG